TATAAGAACTGTTGATAAAAAGAATTATAAATACTAACATAAGAATAATCCAGGAACAATTAAATGGCTATACCAACAACCAGAGAACAACATAAAGATTGGTGTCTTCGTCAACTTGGTCATCCTGTTCTTGAAATCAATGTAGATGATGACCAAGTTGATGATGCCGTGGATTCATCCCTCCAATACTTTCAAGACTTTCATTTTGATGCTGTTGAAAGATGGTATCTCAAGCATCAAGTTACCGCAGAAAATATTGCTAATCAATATATTCCCATCACAGAAAATATAATTGGTGTAACCAGAATATTTCCTCTGGGTTCCACCAATGCTTCTGTAAATATGTTCGATCTAAGATACCAACTTAGGCTACACGAACTATATGATTTCACATCCACTTCATATGTCAATTATGTTTTGACAATGCAGCATATCAGAACACTGGATATGTTGTTCTCTGGTGAACAACCAATCAGATTCAATAGACATTCAAATAAACTGTATATCGATTGGGACTGGAATAATGATGTTGAAGCTGGCGAGTATATCATCATTGAAGGATATATCATATTAGATCCAAGCACATATACAGATGTGTGGAACGATAGAATGCTCAAAAGATTGACCACTGCACTTATCAAAAAACAGTGGGGAAATAATATGAAGAAATTTCAAGGTATGCAGTTACCTGGTGGTATTCAAATGAATGGTCAACAAATCTATAATGAAGCAGTTCAAGAAATTCAAGAGATAGAGCAGTTAATTCGTGATACCAATGAAGAGCCTCCAAAATTTATTTTAGGTTGATTTTAACACAATCATATAGAGTGAAAATATGGATACTTACATACAAAAAGAAATATTGGCAAGATAAGAAAATAAAAGGAGGGTGTGGTTAATGGCGACGAGTCATTATTTTCACAACTACGCAGCAACAAAGATCAATGAAATAAGACTCTATGAAGATGTAATCGTAGAGTCAATAAAAATTATGGGACACGATATTTGGTATCTACCTCGTGAAGACTTTGATGAAAATGATCCAATCTTTGGTGAAAATATACACTCAAGATTTGAACGTGCATATCAAATGGAAGTATATCTTTCGAATATCGATGGATGGGAAGGTGATGGCGAATTCTTCACTAAGTTTGGTCTTGAAATTAGAGATAACACAAATCTTATAATTGCTAAAAGAACTTTCGACAAATATATGCCAACCAGTATTGCAAAAAGACCTCGTGAAGGAGACTTGATTTATGTTCCTGTAATGAACAAAATTTTTGAAATCAAATACGTTGAAGAAGAATTACTATTCTTTGCTAGAGGTTATAAGTATCCATACATATATGAATTGAGATGTGAAGCCTTCCGTTATGCAAACGAAGATATTTCTACTGGTGTTGAAGATATTGATGATATTGAGAAAAATCAATCTTATACAATTGAACTCGATCTTACAGGTTCGGGTGAATATAATATCAATGAAATCGTTTATCAAGGAGCAAATCTATCTGTAGCATCAGCAAAAGCTGTCGTTGGCAATTGGAGTGGTACAGATAACAAACTCTATTTACATTCAGTGAATGGTACATTTGCAGCAGCATCTGGTAATGTTGTTGGTAATTCATCCAACACAAGCAAGAGCATAGTAACAGTAGATACAATGGCTGATAATACATATTATGATCTATACAATAACAAAGACATTCAGGTAGAAGCCAATAATTATGTTGATCTATCAGAAATTAATCCTTTCGGACAACCATAAATGCTCAGTAATTCACATTTCTATTACAAACTTTTACGCAAATATATTATCATCATGGGTAATATGTTCGATAACATAACACTCGTGAAGTATGATTCATCTAACGTAGAAATCAGAAGAATCAAGGTACCATTAGTATATGGACCAAAAGATAAGTTTGTAACTAGATTTGAATCTGATCCTGATCTTCTGAAGGATACTGGTTTAGTATTACCTAGAATGTCATTTGAACTAAGAAATTTCACATATGATCCTTCTAGAAAACAAAATTCACTTCTACGAGTAGCAAAAGGTGATAATGCTTCCAGAGTATCATCTGGTTATATGGGTGTTCCATATGATTTGAATTTCGAACTCAACATCTATGCAAAAAATATAGATGATGGTAATCAGATTATGGAACAAATTCTACCATACTTCAATCCAGATTATACAGTAACTATAACACCAGTAGCTGAACTAGGATTTCTCAAAGATATACCAATTATTTTAGATAATGTGACACAGAATATTCAATATGAAGGCAACTATGATTCCGTGAGATATGTATATTTCACTTTAACATTTACACTCAAGGGGTATTTCTACGGACCAATCTCGACACCCAAGATCATCCGCAAGTCTATTGCCAATATCTTTAATGATCCTTCATTGGTTAGAGGTAATGTTATCCGAATTAACACGGATGTCGGAAACAATGGAACATTCAAAATTGGTGATACAATATATCAAGGAGATAACTATCAGACAGCAACAGCATATGCTTTTGTGAATGAATGGAACAAAGACAATCTAAGACTTGTGGTAGGTGGTGCTCAAGGCAATTTCAATGTAAATAACACTATTCGTGCTTTGAATTCCAATGCTACATATAACATTGCAAGCTTTGATACAACACCACTCAAGTTGGTCAAGATTACTGTAGAACCTGATCCTATCGATGCAGAACCAGAAGATGATTATGGGTACACAACAACAATTGAAGAATATCCAAATATTGAAAGTGATGAATAATGGATTCAAACAAATCATTATCAGAAGCATTAGGTATTGAACCTATCGAAGTTGTAGAAAAGAAGCAGGAAATTCTTGAACCTGTTCCGGAAACACCATTATCGAATGATGCAGAATCCGACTATACATTAGCCAGGCAGACATTTCGCAATCTTATTGTGCAAGGCAATCTGGCGATGGAAGATATGAAAGAACTGGCCAGACAAAGTGAGAGTCCAAGAGCATATGAAGTTTTCTCGACAATGATGAAAACTATTTCAGAGACAACAAAAGATTTATATGATCTTCACAAGAAAACAAAAGACTTAAAAGAGATTCGAGGCAAACCAACACAACCAGATGGTGCAATAAACGTAGATAGAGCAGTCTTTGTTGGAACCACAACAGATTTACTCAAGAAAATCAAGGAAAACAAGCAATGAAATCGTTTAAAGAGTTTCTCCAACCAGATGAAGACGGATACTTTAAAACCCATTTTGATCCTAATAAACATAATCCAAACAAGCCCACACGTGAGGAAGAGGTTCAAGAATTTATTTTTGGTTCCAATGACTATCTTCCATTTGAGAGTAATAGAATTATAAGAGAAAGTATAGAGGACCATCCACAAAATCCTAAACGTGTTATTGTTAGAAATGATAGTAAAACAGGTCCTGCTGGTATTGTTGCACCACGTCATATTTTAGAAGGTGCTAAAAAAGTACCAGGGATGAATGAAATCAATAAAATGCGTGCAAAAGTTTATGGACCAGAACACCGTGATCCATTACCTCAGGGTAAGATGTTAACTATCCATAGAGATACTTTGGCTGAACATTTTGCCAAACCAGAACATGAACAAGTCAAAGCAGAAAGAGAATCTTTAGATAGGTTAAGGTCTGCTGGTCATATTAGTAAAGGTACAGACACTCTTGATGTAGGTGAAAAAACAGATACTGTCCATCATGAATTTGATGAAGAAGGTCGAAATTTTATTGCAATGTCTGCCAAAGGTATTGCTGGTCATAGTTTTTACACATCTGGTTCTGGAGAAGATCAAAAGCACCACATAATTAATACATGTGTTGGTCAAACTAAAGGTTGTGGTGGTGGTGTTGATGCTCATAATGTGGCCGATACATCCAAAGGCACATGTTTTGCACCCAAAGCAGAAATTCAATATCCAGGTGCTGCAATTAGACGCCACTGCCAAACGCAAGCTATGGTAGATCCAAAGATGACTAAAGACTGGATTGTTGCACATGCAGGTTCATTAAGAAGATTTGCAGAAAAAGCGGATAATAATGGAAAAAGAGCACTATTTCGCCCTAACGTATTAAATGAAATGGATCGTGGATCTTCTGCCGAAGTGCTATATCATCTTAATAAACAGAGAAAAGCAAAGGGGCTTCCATCTGTTGTTTCAAATTCATACGGCAAAACAAACGAACAACATGATCCGGAAAATGATGTGCATATTACATATTCAAATATTGGACCAAAGGTAAAACCAACTTCACAAGGTCCAAAAGAAGTTCCAGAGAATATCAGAAGAGATGGGATAAGAGTTCAACAAACTATAACTGCCACTGATAAATCAGGCAATCACTTGGTAAACAGAAATGGTAATAAAACACCACCAAAAGGTTCTTATATGGTTATCAGTGCAAAGAGAGATGGTGAAACTGATAAGGCGTATCAAAAACATACAAAAGCTATCAAATATTGGTCTTCTGGTATACCAGAACACAAACTATCAAGTGAAAATAGATCTAAACCAGATGAAGGTCATTATGATGGAGAAGGAAAACCAACAACCCCCGAAAAAGCACATTATGGACATAAAACATTAACAGATGAAAATGGTGGGCGTGTAAGATTTAATTATCAAATGCAACATGTATTGCATCCACGTTTTGTTTCTGTAGGTAAAAATGCTGATGGTAGTGATCACATGATTCCTACAGATTCAAGATTCAAAGATGAAGAGCATCTACCAGAAAATAGATACAAAGCACCAAATGGTAAAAATGCTGGTGCAATTCTTGTAACTACACCAACGCATTCTACATCAAATGAGCAACACCACACTTCGTTTACACACCATGTAGATAATCAAACGATACAAGATATTAAAAGAAATAATGG